CCAGACATATCCTTAACCTCGTATAGTAACTTCTCAGACATCACCACACCACCGTTGGAAATGACGGATAGACCTTACCTTGTATTTGATCAATCATCAAGTTCTTTTTCTTTTCAAAGGACTTCTCGAATTCCCTTGCCTGATCAAAATCATCCTCAGATTGCATATACCTCATAGCTGCGTAAAGGACCAACGCATAATGTGATGTACTTGGAACATCTGTCGGAACATCAGTAACATATTTTAAGTACAAAGGTTTTCGATAGTAGTAAATATTAAATGAGCTATCACCCGGATCTACATATAGGATAATATCCGTTCCCCATGTGTCGAAAGATAAATCTGCCTTGTAAATAGATATGCAGTCAAGAGGTATTGGATAATTAAGAGTTCCAGCAGTTGTTGTAATTTGACTTTTCGTTTCAATCTCAAGATAATTAGCTAACTCGTTAATGCCATCATTAAACCACTTAACAGCATCAGACCATAGTACCGTATCGCTAATGAGTTTATTAAGCGCATCAAGAAGAGTAGTTCCGTCCGTTATGTTTATTTCTTCGCTTGCTATATCCGCACCATATGTAGGCATATTATCACCACCTTTATTAGTTTCTTAACCAGTGACCGTCCACCCTTTAGCTGTAGCAATTGACCTAGTGCATGTTGCCGCCCCTGTTGATCCTGTGATGTTTACCGTTTTGGATACAACGTTTGGTAAAGCTGTAAATATAGCGTCTATAGCTGTATTAGAAAGACTTGTATACGATAAGTTTAGTGTCTGCGTAATACTCGAATACGCAAACGTACTAGATGAATGAAAGATGAAACTTGTAAGCTTAGTTACGAATCCAGATGAACCATTAGCTTCAAAATACGTCAACTTGGCACTCGATAAATCAATAGTTGCTAGTTGCTCGCAAAACGAAAACATTTTATCCGCAACCAGTGATGTAGCACTGGTAGAAAAACCGTTCGAGCTAATAGATTGTAAGGAATAGCAATAAGCAAACATAGAACTAGCTGTATTTACTAATATCATATCGCTTATATCTGCGTATTGAATCGCAAAGCAGTGGTCGAACATCTGTTGAGAATCTGTAATCTTATTAAGTCCGGATAGATTAACGCTCTGTAGGTTATAACAATTCAAGAACATTCCTGGGGTACGACCCAATGATGCCATATAGCTTAGGTCGGCATCTGGTAACGAAAAACAACTGCCAAACATGGCGTTAGCGTAAAATAATTTTCCAAGGCCAGATAGGTTTACTTTTTTTAATGCATAACAATAATAAAACATCGATGAAGCATTATAAAGAGATGTCATAGAGCTTAGATCTGCCTCTAGAAGAGAATTGCACCCGCTAAACATATAATCGGAAGTTGAAACGGAAGATAAACCATCCATGGAAACGCTTTTTAACGAACGGCAGTTTTCAAACATTCGCGTAGTTGACTGTAGGCTCGTCATGCCGCTCATATCTACATTCTTCAAAGATTGACAATTGAGAAATGTGCTACCTATAGTTGTTATGTTGGCTAATCCCTTTGCGTTTAAGGTTTGTAATGCACTACAATTGGAAAATGTTTGATAAATATTAACCAAGGAAACCATGGGGCTTATGTCAATATCTAGTATAGAGTAACAGTAAGCAAACATATCCGTGGCATTGGTTACTGAGGTAAACCCCGATAAGTCTACGTCTTGCAACGATGAGCAATACCCAAGCATACTAGTTGTATTCAGACAGGATACTAATGTTCCAGAGGTCTTAAACCACTCTAATGATGTGCATTTAACTACCGGATTTGTACTTCCATAAAAGGCATTAGATAAAGACGCAATATAGATTGCTCCACATTTGCAAGCTAATATACCATACGTCTGTGGGGAATTTGCCAACGAGTGATTAGTTACTTTAAAGGATAACAGATTTCCAATTACCGGACTTATGACTACCTTAAAAGTAGTATATCCCCTACTGCAAACTTGTCCTGTTCCAATAGCATAAGTATGTTGAGCTGTTGATCCACCATCCACATTCGAACTTGTTCCATCTCCCCAATCTACATGATATTGACCAGAGGACGTAGTGCAAACAAACGCGTATGTCGCTATCGATGTATCCGCAACTAATAAATTGATATTACCAGCATCGCAATTGTCTATATTTATCCAATCCGATGGAGGAACATAAGCTGTAGTATCATCACTTGATGTTTCCGCTGTACTCCCTACCGCTATTCCCATAAAGAATCCGTCTTCCCAATCTTTTCCAACCACAGATCACACCTCCGGAGGGTAAGTTATACTTATTGTGCTTTCTCCCCTTGTTAGAGTTGAAAACCTATCGCGTGAATCCCTTGTTGCCACCCACGACTCTTGTTCTCCGTCCCTGAAGATGTTAATTGATGTCGCTCCGATTACGATTTGAACATTAGTAGCTCTAGTAGTGGATATATTTCCTACTTCCTCGACAGTATGAGTTAGAAGAGTTTCAACCGCTACAATAGCGTCCTGAACGTCATTCATATCTTTTGCGATAATAGGGCTAACGTAGTCAATTTTAGTTGTAAATGTATCTATTGCAGCAGGATATTTAGTGGTCATCGTTTCACCGCCTCGAACGTAATGGGTCATTTGTCCAACTATATTTTGAATATCTTTCGATAAATGACCCATTGAGAAGGAGGGGAATAAGCCCCTCCTATTTTTGCTACTTATTAAGCTCCAGGATTTCCTACAATGTTATCTTATCAGGTTCCCGGCGATCCTAAAAACATGCGCCAATTTTCTACACTCGTGCTATGTCTAAAGTATCCATTCCACACCCAACTACCGTTCTGGCGCATTTCCTTTTCTCGGATAAACTCAGGTTTAACACGGAAATAATGCACCAATCCATGGCGAGAACCCTGTAAGAACCATGCAGTAGTAGAAGACATAAAGTCGAGATCAACAATTTCAAGGGCCGGAAGGACGTTCTTGTCGTTATTAGGAGTTCCGGATTGCAGAGTAGATTGCAGGATAGTAGCCGCCAAAAATTGCTTGGATTGATGAATAATAAGCTTTTTCGGACGAGCGAGAATCTGCTTTCCGCTTTCATCCTTTTGCTGACGGAAGAGGGTTAATCCTGTTTTCAGGGTAGCGTCCGACAATGCGCCAGAATGCAGGTTGTCTTGAACACCCCCTGCATCTCCACGATTAGGATGCGAGTCAGAACACAAAGGAACTCCGTCGTACTGATTAACAGTAAAGGCATTATCAAGGACTCCGATGCATTCAGACTCAAGGGTTTCCCGTCCTGCATGTCCAGCATCACGGGTCATACCTTCCACTTCTTTGTATTTGGAATCGTCAACTTGCTCACGACTCATTACCACAGTGACGGCAAACGGTTGATGCGTAGTCGTGATAATGTCTCCTAGTTTGAACTTTTGTTCAGTTGGGTTGGCGAGCTCATCCTTTTTAGACCACTTAGCGATTCCGGCGAAGTTCTGAGTTACCTCAGCATTCTGGCTAGAAGTTTCAGCCTTAAGATATCTGGACCATTGCTCAGACTCTTCATCCCACGCCTCGAAAAAGGTTTTATCTATTTTCTTCAAGTAAAGGTTTTGAAATTGGCTTGTATTCATTGGCATTGGTAATCATTCCCTTCTTAATAAACTAAATTTGCATCGTCGAACACGACATCTACGGTCAAAGCGGTATTGTCGTAGTCAATAATGTGACACATACCTCCTGTTACATCGTCAGGGTCAACGGATACCTTGTCCTTCAGGTCGAACTTTGTGATAAACAAATCAGTGTCGGCGAAGGTCTTCTTTGTCCCTGTCGTAATGAACGGAATACGGATAACAGCACCCTTGAGCAGAGTGACCGGAATCTTATCTGCAGAAGTAGGACTTGCAGTCGTGGTAATTGCGGCACCAGCAATGGCATATAGTGCTGTAGATGCCCCAACCGCGGCAATGCCTCGCTTAGTTGTTGCATCAATCGCCAGGACATCTCCAATCGCTATGGTTTGACTTGCTCCGATTTTAAGCGTGCTCGCCTTCGGATCGTTAGTACCTGTTAGTGCGGAATATAAATAACGTGCCATTTAATATCATCCTTTCTTCTGTTTAAGTTGTTTTTGTTTACGATAGTCGTCAATGTTGGCATAGTCTGAACCGAGCAGATCCAATGCTTCTTGATGAGAAATGCCCATCTGCCTACGCTGTACCTCGATATCAGCAGGTAACGGAGGCAATGCCCCGGCATCACCCGTTGCACTATCTGACTGAACAGTACGTTTTGGTTGAGCTTTCTTAACGATTGCCCTTTGCTCGGCCTCTCGTTTGAGTTGTTGCGCCCGGGCTTCTCCGCCTATTGCCCAGTATGCTTCTTTAGCCGTAGAACCTGTTCGAGTCATAAATGCTTGAATCTCTTTCTCCGAACCCTTGATTCCGGCATAAAGGGGATCGTCCTTCAGTTCATTGATTTGTACCTTGACTCGGAGTTCATTAAGTTCGGCCTGTTGCTTCTTCTGCCCGATATACCATGCAGACTCTTCGGGGTTTGCGTACCCTTGAGCCTCAGCTTCCTTCGCCCATGCCTGTTCCTGGAAAGCCTTTTCGATTGCGTCAGGATCGCCACCAAGGGAATCGATGATCTTTTGATGCTTGGCGTACTTTGCAATTGATTCAGCTTCTACTTGATCGCGAATCTTCTTCTGTTCGCGTTCAAGACGCTTCTGGAAGGCGTTTTTCTGTTCAGGTGGCAGCTCGGGAAGTTCGTAGGTATCGTCAGTGTCTTCTTCAACTTCGGTAGACTCCGTAGGTTCGGTTGTTTCCTCTGCCTCGGTAGTCTCAGCGGTTTCAGTTTCTTCCGTGGTTTCTGTGGTTTGCACCTCGTCGTCAGGCACATCTACGACCGTTTCAGCAAATTTCTGCAAGTTCATGGATAAAAGTCTTTTCAATGTAATCACTCCATAATTTGATGGCGGCATCCCATCGTTTCGCCCGTCTCGTCTTTCCGAGTGTCAATTTTAGGAATATAAAAAGAGCTATTCCTAGCTCGTCAATTGGCTGAATATATTCGGATTATCCTTGATCACCTGATAAAGATTTTCAGTAAACGCAGGATACATCTACCCTTTACCTATTGCCAATTCTACTTTTTCTTAGCCTTGCCCTTTGGCGCTGACTTAGCCATAGTCTTTTTAGACATTGGACCTTTTGGCATTGCTTTGTATTCATCGTCATCCATCATTGGCTTGCCTTTCATGGGGCCACCACCTTTCTTAACCATTACGCTGACCATCATACCTTTTCCTTTACCTTTTCCAGGACATTCCATTGATAATTACCACCTTTCATCTACTTATACCAACCTTCCTTGAGATGCGTCTTGAGCTTATAACTACTATTTTTAGGGGTTAAATGACCACAACTAGGACATAAAGCACCATTTTCATGCCACAAAGAAAGTTTTTGACATCGCCCACAGACAGGTTGATTTAACGCGCGTATCCTTGGATCACCAAACATACCCTGAGTACGTAAAAAAGACCCAATCAAGGGGTCCCCACTAAGCGAGTGCAACCAATATTGTTCCTCCTGAGCTGTCATTTCATTGGCCATTAACCATCACCTCGCAATGAAGAAAGAATATTATTCATCTGCCCTTCTTGGCCATTCATATTATCAGTGTTCGGAATAGGCATTTGTCCTGGTATTTGTCCCGGAATCGTAGGTTGCCCCTGCATACCAGGTAATTGAAGTTGGGGAATGTTTACGTCATCATCCAACGGTAATCCGACTTCGGAACGTAAGTATTCGCGGAATTCTTTCCATGTAATAACCGAACGACCATCAATTATTGCCTTAGATAACTCCACGACCGTCTGATACATAAACGCCTTATCGCTTGGCAAGCCATTACCCATAGATAAAGAGAGGTCTAATTGTACCTCTCTTGTCATTTTGTTTCCTTCTTCGTCCTCTAATGGTTTGATGAAGTGTTCCATTTCGGGACCATCAAGCCCAATGACAGGTTCGTTATTCTCATCCAAAACAGGTCTTTGATCTGGAATCATTTGAGGAACCACACTCAATCTTGAAGGGTCATAGAATCTAAAGTCCGGTTTCTCCCCCTCAATCCTAAACCACATTTCGGTATCCCAATTAGTTATTATCTCATCCATAATGAGTTCAAGAACCTCTCCCCAGCCAGTCTTGAACATCTCGGCCTTATGGTTAACTCCTTTTTGACCTTGCTGCTGAACGGCTATAATAGCACTTGCCGCCCTAACTGCTCCATAGGTTTGCTCAGTGGTTAAGTCTGTTCTCCCCGATATAAGGTTCGCTTCCTGAAATCCCTTTTCACGCCTATTGATAATGTCTGCTGAAACACCAGATGGTTCTACAATGCGCCAAGCGTTAATGTCCCTCATTGGTATTCTAAGACCCGGCATGTTTGTCCACTTGCGGTAATCAAATGAACGCCCGGCTCCCATCCCTACAACAACTTGAGGATTACCCATAAGGCGTGCTGTAATTCTTATGTTATCGTCCATCTCATTTATGATGTCCTGAGTTGGAATAAGCATTTCAATGTCTGATTGACCCCATATCTGCCCTCTCTGGATGTAGCAGGGGATCAAGACGAAGGGGAATTGATCACGTCTGTTGACCTTTTTACCGTTCAGAACTTTTCTGGAATCTTCGAGCAGAATGTGATTTGCCACATGTAGACAGTAAGTGGAACCATCATTATCCTTCATGTAGCATTCAAGGAGTAACGCCTTTTGGCTAGTCGTTAACTCGGTTTCATCAGACCCTTGATCCTCGAATATCTCAGGGTTATACGGCACAGATATTTCACGCTGAACATATTTACCGCGCTCCGGCCATTGTTTCCTGTACCATGATAGCGGCCTCGGTACAGCGTGAATCATGAACTCGCCTTCTTGGAGTAGGTGAGAACTCTGTACCTTTGGGTCTGGAAAGAAGTTTGCAGGTGAAATTGGTTCAACGATCGGAAGACCTCTGCCACCTAAAGCGTCGTGGTCGAAATATACCTTCAATATTGTTGTTCCCAACTCTAACCGATCATGTTCAGACTGATTGAGCTTTGACTTAATCCTGTTTCGGTTTAGCACAAATTCAAGCATATGCTTTGATTGCTCGGCTAATAAATGGTCTGATGGTTCATGACCTTTCGCTTCTACAGCAATAGGCTTATCCACCAAGTCGGCAATCATCGCCTCTATGATGGAATGAATGATATTCGTCACGCTTCCGGGATCTATATCGCTCTTTGGTGGGTTCTGCCGGTTGTGCTTGTAATCATCGCACTTCTTCCATATATCAGGCTTTCTAAGTTGGCTTTTAGTATTATAAGAGGCTGTAAATAGCTCTTGAACTCGCATTGCTAGTTTCTTTTCTTCTTCGGTTTGGATTAATTCGTTAACGTTAGTATTGGCATCTATTATGTCAATCGGCTTGTCCTTCACTTACTCACCTTCTTTCCGAGCTAAGAGGATTAGACGGGTCCCATCCTTGCTTCTGTGGTTGATAGCCTGCTTTTTCCCTTTTGTCATTATCGAGTTGATAGTTAAGCTGTTCGATCGCTTCAGCCATTTCCTCGATTTGCTTTGTGGCTAGGTTGATACGAGTTTGGTTATCGGCAGAAGTTTTTAGGGTTATGCCGATGTATTTACCCCAATAAAAAGACCCTGCTGTTATCGCAAGGGTTAAGGTTAAGCATATTGTGATTGTTAGGGGTATTGGCATGATGGACCTCCTATTAACTTAGATACTTATTAAAGGAATAGTCAGCCAGTTTTTGACTAGCTTCCCGTACTCCCATTGATCTTAATAACCTTAAATCTCTCAACTCTTTTTCACTTAGTTCTACTCTCCTTGGTTTATAGTAAATGTCATTCATCCATAAACGATTAAAAGGTTCTGCATATGCCATCTAGGAATCCCAACCTTTCATGAAACTTCCTTCTTCGTCCTGCTCATCCTCTATCTCCGACCAATGTTTTCCGTTTTGGTAGTCATGATTAACTGTTGTATTCGTATTCCTTGCTACCGCCGCTACGATCGTGCCGTTAATAATACCTTGTTCCCTGATGTAGTAGGCTATTGCTAAGGCAATGATAAGGTCGTCATGCTCACCAGGCATTGCTTCGGGTCTGCCTTTTTTGTTACGAACAAAGGTTAGCATTTCGTTCAGGGTTTCAGGATCGTTTATAAGCTCCGTTTGCTCTCGAACGATGCAGGCTAAATCGGCAATAATAATTGGTCTTGTTAGCTTAGTTGTTTGGAATCCATACCTCTTTTGTGTTGTTTGGCTTATGGTGTCCTCTACTACTCGAATATACTGTTCTGGGTAGTCAAGGCGTTGAAGTTCTTTGACCGGGTATGTGCTGTAGTTTGTCTCAATACCAATGAGTGCCCAGTTGAAGTATTTACCCAAGCAGTACATTTGCTTTGCGTATAAGTCCTCATCAAATTGATGCCTAAGGACCGCTACCTGCTTACCTGATGTATTGTCTATAACCTGACCTATGAAGTAGTCTGATCCATCTCCTGATGTGTCTCCACCAATGCCATAGGTTAGGCCTGGTATGACATCCTCGTAGATTGTTATATATCCATCGTCCGACTCTACCCAACGAATAGATGACTCTACTATTCTCTCTCCCACATAATCATATGTGAAGGAACCTTGCTTGACCGGGTATCTGTCTCGGACTAGGGTTAGACGTTCATTGACCTTGTGAGCATTGAAGATGGTTTTGCCTAAAACGCCCCACTGACCTAAAGCATATACGTCATAATAATAAGGGTCCTTTTCTTTGTACGACTCCAAGAGAGCCTTGTATTCGTCGTCAATGAACTTATTATCATGGTAGGTGGTATGTAGTGACATCTTATTCTCTTGCTTATCATCGACAAACCTCTTGAGCCAATGAGTTATGTTAATGGGATTGAAGGAGATAATGACCTGTTTCTTCTGTTTTCCTCCACGAAGCCTAATGTCTAATTGGTTAAAACTTGACTCTTCAACCTCACTAGCCTCTTCTATCCACACATCAGTCAACTCGCCCTTAGAGAAGGTTATGGACTTCAAACGTTCTACATCGTCTAACCCCTTAAATAACATTGCGTTACCGTTTGCCTTACATGTTATGCGAAGATCAGACTCGCGGACAACAAACAGGTGATCAACCTTCCACTCGTTTATAACTTGCTTTAATAAGGCGAACGTCGAATCTCTATTAGAATCACCAGTTTGCCGTATGACTAGCAGGTTCATCTTTTGCTTGAGCATCTTATAGATGTACTTTTGAGCTATAAATACCGACTTTCCCGATCCAGCTAGGCTCCACCATAGTATACTTCATAGCGGAAATCAGTCTCTAGGCATGGCATGTATATCTTGTTGAACACTTTAGCACTTATGCGTATATCAATGTTGGGCATTGGCATCACCTCCAATAATA